CAAAAAGGCGGTGAAACATGAGTAGCGGTCTTGATTGGGCGTTACAAAATAATCTACTTCTGGGCAATATCGCAGCTCCTGGAGGTAAGGATTTCTACGTTGACGGCAACGCGGGAGACGACAATAAAACTGGCGTCTCTTGGAACGAAGCCTTTAAAACCCTGGCGGTCGGCTTGGCTGCGAGCCATGCCAATATTGCTGCTGGTGCGTCCGGTTGGGCAGCCAGAAACCGTGTCTTTTTCAAGGGCGATGCTCTGACTGAAGATTTGGTATTGTTGTCACAGAAGACCGACATCATCGGGTGCGGTAGTTATAACCAATGGCCCATGGCTGGGATTGTTGGCAATCATGTTCCAATCAGTGCCACGGGTATCGGCGTGCGGTTCTTCAATGTGTACTTCCGTGCTCCTGCTGCTGGTGGGGACATTATGACACTGGATTCGACTCAGCGTGGTATTGAATTTCATAACTGTTTCTTTGATGCAACTAATACCGCTGCTGCAGCAGGCGCTATTTTAGCCACTGCTGTATGGTTCTTGAAGATCGTAAATTGTCATTTCGTTGGACCGTTCTCAGATTCTGTTATTGAGATTGGGGCGGGGAATGCGCAAGGGCTTGAGATCATTGGGAACTACATTGAAGGCGCTAACAGGGGCGTTGAGCTAAACGCTTCTACAACCACATCGCCAAACAAAATACTAATCGCAAAAAACATTATTCACACAGCCACAGAATGTATTTATGACGGGGCTGACATCGCAGCGATTGTCGATAACGTATGTGTAACCCTACAGGCGAAGGGCACTGCGGGCGCAGGTGCTATCGTTGGAGAGGAAAACCTCTCTGGCGGAAATAAAATATCAGCGAGCGATTTGGCTAATGCTGATTGGCCTGCTCTTGGTTCCCTGTAAAGAATAGAGGACACTTATAATGGCTGCTGCTTACGCGGATTGGACGTTTTACGATGAAACCTATCTTGGCACGGCAATCACTGAGGCGAATTTTGCTGCCTTAGCGCTGAGAGCAAGTGCCACACTCGATCTAATTACGTTCAACCGCGTAGCAGTCGTTATTGCGGCTGATGATGATGCGGATACTATTGAGCTAATCAAAATGGCTACTTGCGCGGTGGCGGATGAAATGCAGCGCCAATCAGACGAGGGTCCTGCGGTTACAAGTGAACGCGTGGGTCAACACTCGGTGAGCTATGCCACAAACCCTGCAACTAAATATACCGATGATGAGAGGCTGTCCCGTGCAGCGAAGACATATCTTGGAAACACAGCCTTGATGTTCAAGGGCTTTGCTAACAGCGAGTACGGCGGACAGGCTGATGAAGACTAATACGGATTTAACCCTCTATAAAAAGTCGGTCGTTGACGGTGCTGAAGTTTGGACACGCGAAGCAATTGCCGATGTGGCATGGGAAGATCGCAAAGCAGCTAATGTGATGCGCTCTGGTCTTATCGAAGCCTACAAAGTTGCAGTCTACATCCCCTTTGCTCGTGGGGATATTGTGATAAAGATTGGTGATGTGCTGGTAAAAGGTGCTGTAACAGATGTCATTTCTGCCAGCTTTACAATCACTGATCTAAAGAAAAAGTACGGTGATGTGGTATCTGTAAAAAGCGTGGACACCATGGATCAGGGAAGTGATCGTTTGCATCATTGGCAGATCGGAGCAAGTTAAATGCCAGCGCCGTTTATCCAAACGCCACGGGGCTTTGTTACCACTACCAGGCTCGGGAAAGCAGAGCTTGTTTGGAATACGAACTTTCAACCTAAGTGGCAAAAGCAGTATAGTGATGCACAGAAGTTCGTGGACTCGGAAGTCTTGAGATTGTGTGAACCGTTTACGCCACTACTCACTGGCACCATGATCAAGACCGGTGAGTTGGGCACGGACGTTGGAAGCGGAGTAGTTTCGTGGATTGCACTGTATTCTAAATATCAATATTACGGCAAGGTCATGGCTGGTAATCCGAGAGTGCCGACTACAAAAAACCTTGTATATCACGGTGGCGGTCTTCGTGGTTCATTCTGGTTTGAGCGTATGAAAGAGATTCACGGAGACCAAATAATCAGTGGTGCGCGTAAAATCGCAGGGCGGGGAGCGTAAATGTCAAACATCAGAGCTATCAAAACTTACCTTGCAGCGTACAGTAAGCTAAAAAGTGGCGCTCCGGTGTGGGTGGATTACTTGGGGGCAACCCCAACAGAATATGCTATTATCCCTCTCCCTGGAGCACGAATTGTTGAAACATATCTAAGTGGTCTCAGTAAACGGGAGTTCCCCTTTGCTTTTCAGTCAATGGAGAGTACAGCGGATGATCTCGAAAGGCTGGAAACCCAGGGGTTTTATGAAGCATTCGCGGATTGGCTAGAAAGTCAAACAGAAAGCGGTTCCCTCCCCACGTTAGCAGTGGGGCGGACCGCTACAGAAATAGAAGCCCTTGGCTGGGCGTATCTATACAGGCAAGGCGATTCAGGTACTGGGGTGTATCAAATCCAGTGCAAGTTAACTTATGAGCAAGATGCTTAAGGAGAAGTATTTATGGCAGCTACTACAGGCAAGATAAAAAGAAGTTTAGTTCAAACGTTTATCGATATTGCACCTGATGCCGAGACGTATAAATTGCTCGGTGATGGTGTGGTAACTGGTAAACTTAGCTACAACCCCAAGGTTTTGGAAGAGACCTATATCTCTGAGGATGCAGCTAATATCAGTGTTGAGAGTTACGCGCCAACAATGCCAGTCGAACAGACTGCAATTGGCGGGGATGATGTCTTTGACTTCATTGATGCCCTACGCGTTAGCAGGGCGGTTCTGAGCGATGCCGAGACAACTATTGTCAATGTGTGGATGTATGAAGACGGCGGTCCAACAGCGTATCCTGCAGAACAGCAAAAGGTCAGTATTCAGATTGACGACTTTGGCGGAGAAGGCGGTTCGGCAATTAAAATCAATTACACTATCAATTTCATTGACGATCCGATCCCTGGCACGTTCAACGCAAGCACATCAACCTTTACCGCTTCATAAGGAGGCGTGAATGTCTAAGATAAAAAGAAGTCAAGTTAAGACTTTCTTGAATACGGGCACGCCTGCCGCGCCTACATGGGTTCTAATTGGTGACGGCGTGGTCAATGCTAAAATTAATTACAACCCTAAAATTCTGACCGAGACATATATCAGTGAGGAATCGGCAAACATTAGCGTTGAAAGTTATTCTCCGACTATCCCTATTGAAATGACTGCCCTGAACTCTGATGCAGCTTTCGAGTACATTGATGCCTTGCGGATTGCAAGATCAGTGATGGGTGATATCGAAACTGAGATCGTGAACGTCTGGTTGTACGAAGACTCAGCCCTTGGATATTATCCTGCTGAGAAACAGAAAATTAGTATTCAGGCGGATGATTTTGGCGGAGAAGGCGGTACAGCTATCAAGATGAATTACACGATTAATTTCATCGATGATCCTGTGGCTGGTACGTTCAATCCAACACCAACGGCTGCATTTGTAGCGGATCCGATTCTTGCCAGCTTATCGTCTCTATCGGTTGGCGGGCACGCTCTTACCCCAGTGTTCGACACAGACTGGCTATGGTACGAGTTAGCAGTGAGTACATCAACCGATACCATTACGGCGGTTGCTAATAACGATGGCGATATTGCTATTGACGAGGACGGCACGCCAGTGGCAAATGGCGCAGATGCAACTTGGGAAGAGGGCTTGAATGTACTTACTGTTGAAGTAACTGTGGGCTCAGAAGTTGTGGAATACATAGTCAACGTAACCTATACAGCATAAAGAGAGGCTGAATGACGAAAAAATTAGATAGCATCCAGATTGATGTAGGGCTGAAGCGTATTGTTATAAATAATGATCCTAAGCGCATAATCGAGTTTAATCCAGAAGACATTGTATTTGCTGAGCGATTCTATGAATTAATAGAAACCTTTGAAGACAAGCTGGATAAATTCAAGGCGCGCTCGCAAGAGCTTGAGGCTGTTACGGAGGAAAGCAAGAGCGGTGTACCCATTAATATGTCTGAGCGGTTTGAATTAGTTCGAGATGTTTGCGA